TGGCATCGAAAACATATCCCAATATTTCGAACCATACTTACATTCGTTTCTAGTTTCTTCTTTTTTACATTTTGGGCAATATCTAATCATTTCTACAGATTCTCCCCAATTTGAGGCACCAACTTTACGACACTTAACTAATGCTCCAGATGCATAAGCACTTGGCCAAACACTATATCTCGACTTAACCTTGTGGTAACAAGCATCTTTTGTTCCGCTACCTTTTCCAGGTTTGTCTTTTCTTGCCTCGTTAAGTTCCATTGATTCCTTAATTCTTGGTTCTGCCTTAATATAGTTAGGATCTTTTTTTCCTTTAGCGAAAGTTTTAACCATTGTTGGTTTTGCTGCTCCAGACTTTGACTGTTGATTTTTATCTTTTTGTCTTTTACGGCGAACAGCAGATCTAATTAAAGATTCACCTTTTTTACCCTTTTTCTTTAATGATTTAAGTCTTCCACTACTAAAACATTTTGGTGTCTTAGTTTCACCAGGTTCATTTGCACATGGGGAACCGTCTGCCTGAACCCATCCAGGCTTTCCATCTTTTGATTTAGAACCTTTAAACCAATGATGAAGAGTTCCTTCGTTCATTCTATATTAAAATATTATTCTTTATTATTTAGAAAACCTTGTTTTAGTAATTTTGACAGTTCTGAAGTAGATCCTACAAATACAGCATTATTTGTAACATTATTTGTTGTTTTAACAGATTCTTCCTCAATATCTTTCAATTTTTTCTGCAAATCTATAAGTTTGTCTGTAACATCACCAACACTTTTAATTAATTGTCCAGCAACTTCATATGCTCTTGGTTGATCACTTTCAGAAGCAAGTTCCATAATTCCATCAATTGCTTCTTGCCCCTTTTCAATTAAAGAGTAAAGATTTGCCCTTGTATACTCATAATCTTTTTTTATATCAACAGAAGATGTTGAAAATTCTTTCACCTCATTGTTAACTACAACTGCATCAGAATTGTCACATACTTGAATTTCAGTAGATGTATTTAACACATCGTCCAGTTTGTCAAAATTTTTAGGTTTCATAAACTTTAAATGTCAGTTTTTTGGACAGGACTATAAACTTTTGCGTCTCCCAAAAATTCCCAATTTTCATTAAATCCAAAATCATCATCTGGTTCAGCATCAATTGGATCTGGAGTAACAGTATATCTCATTTCTCTTCTTGCAGTTTGAACATCTGTAGAAGAATACATATCCACTTGAACTTTACGAATGAGACTATCTGTACTATCAGATATTGGACCAAAGAGATAAGTTTTTGCAGTAAACTGTAGAGTATATAATAATATTCTTCTAGTTGAAAAATCTCCTTCATAATCATCTCTAAAAGAAATATCATCTAAAACTATTGGTATATCTTTTTTTTCTCCAATAGTATCAACCATATCTACTGTTACTGTAAATGCTGGTTGAAAAAAGGGTAAAATTTGCTCAATAATTTGAAGTACATCGTCATTTAATTTCGCCATTATATTCAATTCAAATCCTATATTATAAGGAACTGGCATGTATACTTTTTTAATTTTACTGTCATTTGTCACAGCTTTAAAAGATTGAGTCGCTGTAGTTTTTCTTGATGGATCATACTTTAAAGAATTCATTTCAAATGACATTCTAGGTAAAGTTATGGCTACTGGTTTATTTAATTCTGCTTGTTGTTCTAGTCTTGCTAAAAACTTTTGTGTTGGTCCATATGCTAACGGAACTCTTATTTCACTATAATCATTATTATCTGCATCTTGATGTTTAAGTGTTATGTTATTAAATAAATTACCAAAAGCAATTATAGTTTTTCTAATATTTTGGTGATAAAAATAAGTTCCTAGCATTAATAATTACCGAATAAGTTTTTTTCTGAAAAATCTACAATAGAATTAGATTCTGTTTGTATTTCATCATTTTGTTCATATTTATCATATAAATCTGGTATTTCGTATTTTTGTAATGGATATCTTGCTGATGATATAGAACCAACTATTATTTCACCAGGTATAAAGTCTCCATTTGTAAATCCTACTTTCAAAGTATTTGTAGTCGTATCCCATTCTTTAACTCTACCTCTAGTACCAGAAGTTTCACCAATAATTACTTCATTAAATATGTAAGTACTGATACCTACAAGAAGAGGTGGATTAGATATATCTATTGCTGGATTTGATTCATATCCAATTCCAGCATCAGAAATTAATATTCTATCAACTTGCCCCAAATTATTTGTAAATACTTTTGCCCTAGCGGTAACAGCAGAACCAACAGTAGGTGAAGAAAATCCTATTGATGGTGATGATACATAACCTGATCCATTATTTGTAATAGATATACTTCCAATTCCAGAATAAGTCTTTTCAATTACAGCTTTTGCTGTTGCACCAACACCAGTATTACTAGTAATTATGACTATTGGTTCTGTTACATAACCAGATCCTGGGTTTACAATTAATACTTCTTTTACTGAACAAAAATTTCCAATGCATGTAGTGATTGCAACTGCTTCAGCGTTTGTTCCTCCTGAAGGTGCTGTACTAATAGACACTACTGGTGTATCATAATAGTTATATCCATCATTAATTAAATCTATTTTTCTAACATATCCAGTAACAATTGATGTTTCTGCCGTTGCTTTAGATCCAGAAGAAAATAATTTAAGTGTAGTGATGTAACCTTGATCTTCTAATTTTCTATCTATTTCCTCAATTGAAGTGTTTATATTACCAATACTTTCACCATATTCAAAAAGTTCACATTTTAATTCGTAAACATAAGTTTTTCCTAATTGATAAAAAGGTTGTTCATGTTCTACAAATTTAATTTCAAATAATCTTCCACCAAGAGGAAAATAAATTAAATCACCTTCTCTTGGACGACTAGATACTATTATTTCATCTGGATCCATATCTATTAAAAATGGAGCGATAAAGTCTTCAAATCTCTCTTTTGAAATTATTAGACTTAATTCATCCTTTAAATTCATACCAAATTTTGATAAGATGTCCCCGGATCCAGTATATCCATCAAAATTACTTACGTATGCCTCTATAGAAAAATTATCATCAAATTTTGAAGCAGTGACTTCTCTTAAAATTGTTTCCTTTCTTACAAATTTTTGTGGTATGTAAGTAACTTCAACACCATATATTTTTAATTGTTCATTAATAAGTTGTTGAATTAAATTTTGTTCTGGTCCAGAACCTTGTAGAAAAAAAGGATTTAGTGCCATAATTATCCAATAAAGTCGTATGGTGGTAATTCATATTCTGACGCCATACGCTGCTTTAAGTCATCTAATTCTCTTTGAGCATCATCATAAAATTCTCTACCATTTAATTCGATTCCACCAGGTAATTTAACACCTCTAAATTTAATTAAATTTTGACCCCATTGCCTTTTAATTAATGATGTTAAATATTGCTTTAAAAAACTGTCATTATAAACTTTTGTAAAGTCATTTGGATCTAAAATTCGATAACAATCTATAACCAAAAAATTACCAGCACTTTGTGCTCCCCAATCAATGTCCAAATACATTCTATTTTGTCTTTTATTAAATCTTATTTGTTTATCTGTTGTTAATAAAAAGTCTATATCTTCAAGATATGATTTTACCATTGCATATTGTAAAAGTTCTACAGAATTAAAATAATATAAGTCATTTAAAAACAATTGATATTTTATACTAAACATTCCACCAGAAATTGAACTAGTATCAAATTTAAATACTTTTTCTATTCCAATTACAGAATCGGGTACTTGGATATAATTAGAAGATTCATAAAAATCAAAAGATCCTATATCAGAAGATCCTGTGGTTGTAACTATTCCAGGTCCACTTGTATTTTTTGCACTTCCTCTATCAATATCTTCTTGTGTGATTTTGTATTTTAAATACATTCTTTCAACACCGTCAAAATGGCGCTCATTAAAATATTGAAGAGCATCATCAACTAAGTCATCTATTTGATCATCATCAACATTAATCTCCAAAACTGGAGCACCCAGTCTTCTCAAACAATAATCTATTAATTGTTGTCTTGTTGATGGTTTTGCCATATTACTAACTATCTCTTGTTATACTTTTAGAAACAATCGCAGATCCTTCTATTACTTTGGTTATATCACCAGTTCCATTATTTGTAATAATAATGTCATACATATATCTTCCAGGTTTTAAATTTGATGTTGAACTTGGTTCTAACTCTATTTTAATAACACCTTCAGATGGAGGAGAAACTGCAGTAGCAATGAAATTTATATAGGAACTACTTTGTGGATGTTTTCTCAGTTGTGATTTTACATCATAATCAGTAAGATTTAATGCAGATCCATTATCATTAGATAAATTGAATGTTTGAGTAAATGATGTACCCGTATTAATATTTAAATTGACTACGTATGCTGCCATTTACTGCAAAAGTATCGTACAATTATTTAGGTTAATTAAATAATGATATTACTTCTTGCTGTTTTAAATATAATTTAAAGTATAATTTACAAAAAATTCTCAATTCATCTTCACTCAATTGATCAATTACTCTACAATGTTTTTCATATTCAAATAACTTATTAAAGTCATTTAATTCAATTTCTTCTGGTTTCATTTAATAACTCCTTTAATAGTGATTTAATTTCATCAATTTCACCCCTTAAGGCCTCAATTTCTTTTTTAGTATTCATTCTATTTGAAATACTATTTAAATACTGTTTATATGAAACATTATCACAATTAACTATAGCACCAGTATTTTTATCTCTAAAAAGATTGGGATGTCCTTCTACTGTTATTAAATTATCCATTATGCTAATGCAATTGCTCTCATATCTTTTAGTCTTGGATATTTATCTTGCCTTGTTCCAGACATAACTACCTTAATTGTAAATCCAATAAATGGTCCAACATCTGGTG